CAGGCCCGGAAATACTTGGTTGGTCTTTATGCTCAACTGTGGGCATTAGAGTACACCCTCCTTATCCAGCATTTCAACATAATCTTCATACTTAATACCAACCTGCTGTGCAGCCTTACGAACATCACGCTCGTAATCACCTGTAAGCACAGTCTTTTCCTTAGCACCAGTGCTTGTACCACCTGCACTGCCACTGGAAGTGCCGCCGTTGGAAGTAGAAGAAGCAAACCGACTTTTCAGTTTCCCTTCTACAATCTCATCCATGTGATCCGCAAGAATCGTTTTGTAACAATTCTCAACCACCGACGCATCATTACGTGCGGCTAGGCTCTGATTGGCGATCAAAGCATCTACCTTGCGCTTGAAGTCACCATGATAATACTTAAACTTCTCAGCGTCCTCAAAAGTCTCACGCCGGATGTTATCAGCACGGAGAGTCATGATTGCTACGGATTGAGATTCTGTGGCTTTGCGGATGGCTTCTTTAGGATTGGTGAGGATTAGGTCTTCAAGTTCTGCGTCAATTTCTTCTTGACGTTTGTTCTGATTCTGACGCGCAGCAGCATCCGCCGCATCTTTAGCCGCCTTCTCACGCGCTGTCTTATCAGCTTGCTGCGTATCCACAAGTCCCTGAAGAAGCGTCTCCATCTTACCAAGCTTTTCCTTGGTTTCCTTACCTTCCTTCAACTGATTCACGATCTCATCAGGAAGTTCAAACTTATCCTTACCCTCGTCGTCTGTCTTTTTCTGCCATGAGAACAATGCCATTAGATTGAACCTCCTTCTTGGGATTTAACGATTTTCAGTTTCTGTTCTGTTTGTTGCTCAAACTGATCTTTCAATGCTTGAATATTTGCCGGTAGATTGAACAACAATGAACACATATTCAATCTAGTTTTGATAACAGCTACTTCTTGAGTTAGTTCATGAGGTTCCTTACCAAGAGCAATACTCTGAACCGCATTAACCTGTTCTTGATGTAACCCTTTAAGAAACGCCAGCACCGGCTGGAACTCCTCCTTGAGCCATAGCTCCTGAAGGGACTTGTGATATGGAACCAGCTCCCCTAGATTGTTGATTTCCATTGCCTGCTCCTGCTCCTGCTTGTTGTTGAAACGCTGTTATGATTTTAGCAATATCCGGTAGAATAGTGCCAGTGTTTTCCTTATTGAAAGCTTTCAAAAGTCCTTGCATAGTTGCTTTAGTTGCGAGCAACATATCAAAATAATACGCTTTAAGTTCTTCAGGAATGTTCGGCATTCCAAGAGCCTGAATGATCTGTGTCTGCGCTGCGTAGTATCTATCCAGACGATCAGACAACAGAATATCATTCTGCCGTTCCATTTCTTTATTCATTGACGCCGAAGATGGACGAAGCCTAAGACCTAAAGTGCCGTCCTTATACATATTCAACGCACGCTTTAACTTCTCCGCCTGCGCACCATACTTCGCAAGTTTACTCCCAATTCCAAAATTCGCGTACATCGTCAGGAACTTCAACCCCAACTTAACATGAGCACTTCTCATATCACCAGTGCGCAGGTTGTTCCTATTATTCGCCTGCATCATAACCATCGAAGTTCCGGCAGCACTATAAATCCCACGCTTAGGATTTACAACACCCCCACCTGTACCACCACTAGAAGGATCTACACCAGTTCTTTCCTTCGCAATAGCCATGTGGAACTGGTCAGGGCCGTCGGAGTAACCAAGATCCGCGCCTGCTTTAAAATGCTCAATCTCATCCTTCTTCCCAGGGAAACATGCACCGGGAAAAATATCCAGCATACTACCCAGATTCGACTCAGGATCAGCTCTAAACAACCCCAGCATAGCCATGTTACGATTGTTAGTACGCCAGTTGTTGTTGTTGGAAACTTCCTTCTGAATCATATGAACCATCTCAGCAAAACCAGTGCCTAGATAACTCTCATCATCATAGGCCAACTTCATATCCTGATATGGTTTCATATTCTTTGGATAGTTATTGTACGCTACCCAAAGAATGCGTTCGGACCTTTTGTGATACCGCGCCTGGAAACTTTTCTTTTTACCGCCGACCACAAAGTTAAACCAAAGATGATAAATATACCAACGGGCAGCACCAGTATCAACCCCACTGCTGTCAATTCCAAAGGCGCTGTTGATCTCACGTTCCATCTCCGTTTCTTGTACTGCATCAGGCTGGTTCAGTAGGAAGTCTATGTCATCTTGAGTATAGTAAGGACTCTTACTACGAAGATCTTTGATTCCCCAGTAATCAAGGGATTCAATATGACCGTAGCATTTCATGTTTTCAAGCTTTGCTACGGAAGGATCGAAGATGAATCTGTTAAGAGGAAGAAGTTCTGGATGAGGACCGTCGAAGGATGTGAAAATTTGATCCTTAGATTGTACAGGTGAATCATCAGACAACCCGCCATCTATATAGACACGTTCAACTTCCTGCTCAAATTCATACGGCGTTACAACCACACCTGTTCCGTACTTGATAGCAGAATGATTCGTACTCTGTGACACGCGGTATAAATCCAACTCCGCCGGATCATACGCCATATCCATCAAGAAGTCTTGAACAATTGTCTTTAGTTCTTCCCCATCCTTAGTATCTATATCCCCACTCATTGTAGCAGTCCAGAGCGGATCATACATCCAAATCCCCGCTTGCACCCGTGCAAGCAGTTCGTCTGAAGATGTACCAATGATAGGAATTACAAGATTTGCAGCGCCCTCCCAAGGCCAGGAGACAGTTTCATTTTTTGGTTTTGCTTTATACAACCGCACATACTCTGGTAACTTCTCGGTTCTGAATGTTTGCAACCGACGATCAAGATGAGCGAGTTTGTCTTTGATGAACAGACAAATCTCTTTATACTCGTCAGCACCGAGTTCTTTGGAAGTTACTAGAGTAGGTGGTTGGTAAGGCATTTACCGTCCTGCGTTCTGGTCTGTTACGATTGTTTGGGCTGTTTGCGTGGTTCCGGTGATGCTAGAACCAGAAACAGTTGTTACCGTGTCTTGAACAGGACTCTGCACTTTGAAAGTCGGCGGCGGCACAGATGCACCGAAGCTTTTGAAATCCTGTGCGAGAAGTGACATGAATTTGTAAAACACAACATACGCCTTACTACTAGACGTATCCGGTGGAATCAGTGACTGTACAAGGGCACTGTATATACCTAGTGCAATATACAGTGCCATTGCTTGTTCAGGGCTGAAGGTCATATTAAGCTCCTTAACTAATAGTACAACCGTCAAGTTTTGTTACAATGATTCCACCAGCGGCGGTCTGACCAAGTTGATGTTGTGGAAGGAAGATTCCATGAGCCCAGTTAGTTTTAACCGCCGAAGCTGTCTGCATAGCAGTTGGAACTGAGTAAGTCTTACCATTGAATGAGATTGATAAAACTTTCCTGACCTTGTTGATCGTGTCAAAATCATAATCAACAACCAATTCGTTAGAATAACCAAGTACAACCAAACCACCAGACATTTTAGTATCTGTCCAAGGTGAGTTGTCAGAAGACACCATGAAATTACCGTCAGCGGCACGAATCTGGAAAGCTCCGTTATACTCATAACCCTCGCCATCAACAAAGAGAAGGCTAAACTCAAGCACTTCCACCAAACTAAGTGGAGTCAGGAGAGTAAAGTTCCACCCTGCCGCAACAGGACCGCCACCAAACTGAGTCTTAATCCCGCCATCGGGATAAAATTCACCGTCAGGATACTGAGAGCCAGATTTGGTTGTACCTTCAACCAAGAAAAGCATTGAGGTATCACCCTTGACAGATGACGAAAGAACATCAATCCTCGCCGGGTCCGTCGGCGTACCATCAGGGCCACCTACCAAAGAACCATCGGAAGGTATATGATGAGATGTTAACAACTGCTGAAAATTCGTAATCGGTGGATTCACATTCATCTCAAAATTTCCTTTGTGGTTAAAACTTCAAATGACTAAAAACCAAGTTCAAAATCCCAACTCCTGCCGCCGCCAACATTGCCCAGAACATCTTATCAATCTTAGCCGCCGCACGCTCAACTCTGTCAAGCCTTGTCACAACAGGTGGATTTTCCATTCCGTCCCCTTCATACATATCAACATGAAGTTTGGTTAGTTTCCTATTGTGCTCCTCAGTAAATTCAATAGCCATGTTACCCCCATGTGTTATGCAACCGATGCCGCCATTCGACGTATGAATTGAGCTTTCTGCTTAGACATGAATTCTTGGTTCTTTTCTTGTGATACTACATCAAACTTCCATACTTGAGGGCCGTAGCTGAGAACATCAAGAAGATCGATTAAACCTTTACGTTGTCCATAGTTTTCACACTCTTCTTTGAGTTTTGAACAGTTGTTTTGGTTTAACCAGATTTCGTGTGCTTCGATCATTGGAATGAAGTTTTCAATTCGTTCCTGCTTTGCTCCGGCGTTTTGAGGTGTTTTGAGCGGGAGAAATACAATTCCAGAAAGTTCCTCACGCTCGTGTTTGTGGTCTTCTACGAACTCGTTCAGGTGATAGAGCAGGTACTTCTGCGCCGCAACGGCTTCGACGTAGACTTTCTTGAGTTTCCACTTGATAGCCATCAAGAAGATTTGTTTTACAAACTCTTTGATACCGCAGGCTTCAGCCCATTCATCCAACACGTGTACCCGACGTGGCTCACGTTTAACACCAGTCACAATCATTG